GAATCTTGCTTGGATGCGTGGCTAACATAGCAGAAGCGGCTAAAAATGAGGCCCTCATGGAAGGTGATGATGCTATTGATGTTGTCACTGGCATTATAACAGCAGTCACAGATACCGTTGGTCAGAAATCCGCCCTCATGGGGGTTGCTAACCTCGCTACATTGTTCAGTCCCCAGGTAATCGGGAAGGATGCACAGACCGCAACAATCGTTGAGAACCATTTAGCGTCTTGGGTGCCGTCAATCTTCCAGCAAATCAATGTGGCAATCACAGATACCACTTATCTCAAAGAAGCAAATGGATTAGTGGAAAAACTAATGCGGAAATCACCCTGGCATCAGGATGACCTAGCAGACCGGTACGATTGGATCACCGGGAAGCGTGTTGAAATACCCACAGGTCATAACTGGGGCTTTCCTGTAGAGAAACAGAAACATGATTGGGTATTAACCGAAATGGCTAACCTAAATCATGGGTTTAGTGGCCCTACTCACTCCTTTAACGGGGTTGAGTTGACCTCACACCAATTCTCTGAGTGGTCTAAACTCATGGGGACTCTTCGACTCCCTGAATATGGGCATAAAACGATGCTCGCTGCTATTCAATCCGAGATGAAGAGTGGCTATTATGCCTATGACCCCAACCGACAGTATATGCAAGTAGCCGGTGAGCCTGATCCAATTCAGGTTAAGCTAATTAAACGGGTTATTCGACGCTATAAAGCCGCCGCAAAACTAATGCTATTACGAAATAACCCTAACTTAGTGCCTAACCGGCCTATGACCCTATTTGGAGGCAGTAGATGAGCAGTATTTATAAGACCACTACTACGGTGGTGGTCAACTCTATACAATTGCCTTTCCCTTATATTGCGGAGAGTCATGTACAGATTCACTTAGACGGTACACTTACTACAGCTTACACCTGGAATGGTAATACCGTTACTTTCGTAGCCCCTGTACCAGTGGGCACCCATATTAGAGTCCAACGAGTTACACCAGCGGCCCCTCTTGTAGATTTCGCTACAGGGGCCATGCTGACTGAACAAGACTTGGACCTTAATGCTTTACAAATGATGTATCTGGCTGAAGAAGCTAGAGACAGAGCAGAAGAAAGTCTGATTCCTGACCTTGCTGATACTTGGGATATGGAAGGCAAGACGATGCACAACGTGCCTGACCCCACGGCTGCGGGACAAGTAGCAACCAAGGGTTACCTCGATACCACATTCGGTACTGAGGTCACTACGGTATCAAATGATATAGCTAATATTAATGCCGTAGCCGCCAACATTACCGATGTGGTTGCAGTAAATGCCAACAAAACCAACATAGATTTGGTAAAGGCAAATGAGTCTAATATTACGGCAGTAGCAAACAACGAAGTTAATGTTACTGCGGTATCAACCAACTCAACCAACATCAATGCGGTCAATGCGAATAAGACTAACATTGATGGGGTATATAATAATGCGTCTAACATCAACGCAGTACACGGTAACAAAGCGAACATCGATGCTGTCCATGCTAACAAAGCGAACATCGATGCAGTACATGCTAACAAGACTAACATTGATGCAGTACAAGCAAATGAAACAAACATCAATCTAGTAAAAGCCAACGAAGCAGACATAAGTGCAGTATCCGCTAACAACGCTACGATATCAGCAGTACATGCCAATAAAACTAATATCGATGCAGTACATGCCAATAAAACTAATATCGATGCGGTCCAGGCGAATGAAGCTAATATCACTGCCGTTCATGCGAACAAGACTAATATTGATGCAGTCAACGCTAACAAATCAAATATTGATACGGTAGCGGCTGGTCTTCCAGATGTAGAAAAGGTCGCTGATGACCTCAATGAAACTATCTCTGAGATTGAGACTGTAGCTAATGACCTAAACGAAACCCTTTCGGAAATCGAAACGGTTGGGGCAAACATAGCTAACGTCAATATCGTTGGTAATGATATAACCAATGTCAATAATGTTGGTTCGCAGATAAGCACAGTAAATAACTGGACTAGCTTATTCCAGATTGGAACTGCATACCCATCGAGTCCTGCGGCTGGAATGATATTCTTCAGGACTTCCGATAACTCGCTTTGGGTATACGCACAGAGCGCATGGAAAGCTATTGCTACCTTTGAGGAAGCGTCATTGGATTCTTATGAATTCATTGCTACGGCTGCCCAAACAGTGTTCACAGGCAACGACAGAGATGGTTTGCCCTTGGCATTCCCTACACCTGACACGACCTATGTGTATCTTAATGGGGTTCTACTGGATGCTACTGATTACACACTGACCACAGGTAATACAGTCACTTTAGGTACTGGTGCTTCTGTCAGTGATGTAGTAACCATCCATGCATTTAATAAGCTGACTATTGTCGAGATAACTGCGGCAGTCAATTCATGTCAGGCAGATGCCGTAAGTGCGTTAGCATCTAAGAACGCTGCGGCAACCAGTGAAACGAATGCTCTTGCATCACAGAACTCTGCAACCGCAAGTGCCACTACTTCAACGACACAGGCCGGGATATCCACAGCACAAGCAGTAATTTCAACTACTAAAGCTGGCGATAGTGCCACAAGTGCTACCGCAAGTGCTGGTTCGGCCACAGCAGCTTCCAACTCAGCAGCAGCTAGTTCCACCAGCGCAAACAGTAGTTCAACGAGTTCTACTTCTGCGCTTGCCTCGAAGGTAGCTGCGGCAACCTCAGAAACAAATGCTAATGCTAGTAAAGTAGCGGCGGCTGGGAGTGCTGCGGCAAGTGCCACGAGCGCAACCGCAAGTCAAGGTAGTGCTACAAATTCGAACAACTCGGCCACCGCTAGTTCTAATAGCGCAGCGGCAGCGTTATCCTCGAAAAATGCAGCAGCTACCAGTGCTACCAACGCCTCTAGTTCGGCTACAGCTAGTTCTAATAGTGCTACAGCTAGTGCAAACTCAGCTACGGCAGCAGCAGCCAGCGCGGCGTTAGCGGCTCAAGGAAGAACTAAACAAGAATTCACCGCTACAGCAAACCAGACGGTATTCACGTTTAGTGGTGGTGCTACTTATACGGCAGTAGGTAAGTTGGACGTTTATCTTAACGGGGTAATGTTGTCTTCCGGCGATTACTCAGCAACAGCAAACACAAGTTCAGTCACGTTGGCAGCAGGAGCGACAGCTAGTGACATCATCACATTAATCTCATGGGGTTAATACATATTAAAGAGGAAATTAAATGAGTAGATCAAGAGATGTCGCTAACCGGAGTGGTGGTGATGCGACCACTTTGGACAGTAAGGACAGTACGGATTTCGCATATGATGACATGACTAATGTTGGTTCATTACCAGCGTCAGTACATGCCCAGTTGAAAGGGGATCAGGGGAACACTGGCGCACAGGGAAGCACTGGCGCAACAGGAGCGAATGGAGCGAATGGAGCCGCTGGCTCAGACGGAGCCACTGGAGCCACTGGGCCACAAGGTAACTCGATTACCGGACCTCAAGGCCCAACCGGAGCAACCGGTTCCCAAGGGGCCACCGGTTCCCAAGGGGCCACGGGACCAGCCGGGAGTGGTACATCTGAAATAAGTGTATCAAGAAGTGGTACTACCCTTAACATCACTGGGGGTACTGGTATCACCGTTAGCGGAGAGGAACTTAGAGTTGATGCGTCAGACACCTCGAATGTTTACTTTGCTCTGGGGCACACCCAGATGAAAGTTTATTCATAGGATATAAAAATGGCAAATATAGTATATAGCTGGGACAGTGTGAAAGCCACTACCCATAATGGAAACAACATCACTCAAGTTAATTTCAACGGTTCATCACTGTGGTCAAAAGGTTCTAGTAATACCGGAAACCTGTCCGACAGCCATAGCAACCACTACAGTCAACATTTCACCCCGTCTTGGACTGTCTCTAACATGAAGGGGACTGCATTCGGATTACTTTCCGTCAACATTTGGGGAAGTATGAACTGGTGGCAAGTCAGTGGTCCCTCTCAGGGTGTTAGTCCTCATGCACATTCAATATTAAAACTCTGGGATGGTGCCACATTGATTACTGCCTCAGATGACATAGACATGGTTTCTGGAAGTGGCAGCTCTGGTTCCTACTCTTGGAACATTACTAATACTTACATCATCCCTCCAGGGATGCAGGTAACTAAAGTTGACTTGGAACACTGGCACACTTCGCTCCCGTCAAGCGGCAATGGAACCAGCCAAGGAAGCTCCACAATTTATGTACGGGTATACGAATAATGATTAATACATATAAAACTGAGTACGAAGAAGCCATCACTAAGTTCTCTGGGCCTTTATTCTTTTACATGAGTTCTTCTACTGCTAAAGCACTTGCTGTTTACTACAAACTCTACGACCCCGACACTTCTTGGAGTGATATCGTAGACTTAATGACGAAGTATGATTTCGCATATGCATTACCTTTACAGGAGGGGGTCGTGAAGGCAGTCAAGGAAACCTACGGGATTAGACACCCCGAGAACCCGTGGCCTGAAGTAGTTACTGAGCCTGAAGATGACATGTGGTATTTAGCAGTAGTGAAGATGCCCCAGGAATTCCATGAATACACAACCGAGGGACCCTTCCATGAAGGCCCCAAGGATACAATCCCTCCAGACAGTGTGAAAGTCACTTCACCTGATGGAGGTAAAGACCTGATCGGATTTGTAAATAACGGGATTATCCATTTCTTCGATGAGGGATACACCACTGCACCTGTGGAAGACGCTGACGAAGTGTGGTTATACGCGAATTAGAAAGGAGGCAGGGATGAATCGTGAAGAAATCAGGGAATTGATAAACCTAATTGCAAAGGCAGAACTTGAAGTTATTAGGTCACCAAACTTCAAGGAACTAACTGACCCCCTAAAACCTTTATCGTCTATGGGAATAGACTCCCTCGAATATATGATGCTTTATATGCATTTGAGTGACCTTCTGGGGATTGATAAAGACCGCTTCAGGACTATTGAGGTAGTGGGGGATGTTCAGCTTAGAACAATAACAGACTTCTTAATGAAAGAAGATACCAGAGGTTTGTCGCTGAAAGAGGCGCAGGCTGAGTATCTAACAGACCGATGAGGATATTTATAAGGGAAAGCGGGTCCATCACTACTAACGAAGCCACGCTCCGCAATGACTCCCAGTATCCTTCTTACGTCCACCAGATTGATGCGTTCTTTAAAAGAACAAAGACCGGGCTACGCCTCCCCACCCAGAACATGATTGATGCGTTGATTGAAAAGTATCCTCAACTCAATGATGTTGCGGGGCTGGGGAGGACCGGGCTATTAGTAGGCTCTGGAACTTCTGAGTGGGCCGGAACCAGTAGAACGATGGTTTTAGCGGAACCTGATTATGAAACTCGTATAGGGTTCCTCCAATTAGTGAATATCCAAGCTGGGATGGTTGCCAAGCGGTTGGGAATACAGGATTACCTAGCGACAGACGCAACAGCGTGTGCATCTAGTCTCAAATGCATCGAAGACGCAAAGCACTTAATCAAAGCAGGAGTCATCGAGAGAGCATTAATCTTGGGATGGGATGACCAAATTAATAGTTGTGTCCTGGAAGTCTTCAATGGACTTAAAGCCTCTATTTCGAAGGAGGAGTACGAGAGTGGACAACTTCCATCAGCGTTTGATGATACCCACGGGGGATTCCTCGTGGGTGCCGGTGTGGGATTCTTGGTAATTGAATCAGAAGATGTGTGCCTTGACCCCGTAGCCGAGATATTAGGAACCTCCAATAGGTTACATGCGACCTTAAACCCCTTGGGATGTAAAGTAGAAGGGTACAAAAGGACCATGAAGGAGGCACTCAATGATGCTCGCCTAAAAGGGGGTGCAATTGATGTCATTAAGTCCCACGGGACCGGGACAAAACAAAACAATCGAGCCGAAAAGGAGGCCATTATCTCCATATGCGGAGAGGGCAACCTTGTGACCTCCTATAAACCCAGGATTGGGCATACTATGGGGGCTTCAGGCGCAATAGAAATTGATATGATGCTTAATGACTTCAAACGTGGCTTTATATCAGGAATAAAGAACAACACAACACCATCTGCTCAGTTTATTAACCAAGATACACCTCCAAAGGGAAACAACTTTCTGGTTAATGCCGCTGGTATGGGGGGTGTGTACTCAACAGTGGTGGGTAAATGCATAACTTAAAATTAATTACTAAGTACTCTTGTCTGGCCGATGAGTGCAGATGGAGTGTGAATAACTATAACTTTGACTTCGAGATAAGTGATGAAGACAGAGATTGTTTAAGGAACATATGGGCAGTAGGAACTGGTGAGATGACCGGTATCGGGATACAGATTCTCATGTATCGCTTGTTAGATAAGGAATCCCAAGACAGAATCGCGGATTTCTATACCGCCTATGAGTATTTCAATATCATTGTCGCTGAAGAATTTAGACATGGTATGACTATCGCCCAACTGATAAATCCTAAGTACATTGAAAGCCAAAATCACCGCTCTTTTGGTACAGAGTATGTTAAGGACATACAGAATCCTAATGACTGGGACTGCTACGGACTCCTGATATCCCTGTGTTTATCCGAAGCTGTGAACGCCCAGTTATATAAGTGTATCTCGGAGAAGGTCGAGTCTGAAGACCTCACTTGGATATTTAACAAGATTATGAAGGATGAAGCACGGCACTTATCTGCGTGGAGAGACATCATTAAACAACTCTGCGAAACAGACCCTTACCATAAACAGCGATTCTTGGATGCGCTACCGGGGTCCGTGCATACTCACAATGCGTCTATTGGGAGCAACTATTGGACAGGCGTTAAAGATACCTTCAACATCTTCGACAGAGATAGCGTAGAGAATATCATACAGTCAAAGTATACCGTCTTAACTGCAATCTTTGGTGACGACTTACCTTTCACACAGAGACAACTTAAAGACCAACATATGCGGTTTCTAGCCGCTTCATTAATGGAGAAGTAGGAGGAGAGAATTAGTGTGGAACCTGAATACCACAAAATGAAAGAGACATGTTACTTGGAGGGTCGCTTAACAAAACTGGAGTGGCAGATGGCTGAACACGAAGTCGAAATTAAAGAAGTCCATAAGACATCTGCCCTACTCCACGATTCTCTCAACGAAATCAAAACATGTTTGCAACAAATCAAATATACGGCATTCGGTGCCATCTTAATAATCGTGATGAAGACTTTGGGGGTCGGCCAGACCCTCGCGCTTCTTGTTCCATAGGAGAACACATGCTTGAATTTATATTAGCAAGACTCAAGGAACCAAGCACCATTAGAGGAATCATTATGTTCTTCGGTGCTATGGGCCTGACAATATCACCTGAACTGACTAACTCCATTATCGCTGTAAGTATGGCGGGAGCAGGGCTAGTTGGTGTGGCGACTTCAGATGGCTAGAGACTATCGTAAGGAATATGATGACTACCACGGTAAACCAGAACAACGGAAAAGGCGTGGTAATCGGAATAAAGCCAGACGCGACAAGGGGTTGGCCGTAGGGGACAAGCGCGAAGTCCACCATAAGGACATGAACCCTAACAATAACAAACCTTCTAATCTCGCCATAACCAGTAGAACTGCAAACCGTAAGAAACAACCAAAACGGAGTTAGTATGGACGAAGATTTATTAGCAACGCTACACACAGCAGTTGCGACAACCCTCCTCGAAAAAATCAAAAACGGGGAGGCCAAATCAGCAGACTTAGGGGTTGCCGTGAGGTTCCTGAAAGACAATGGAATCGAGGCAGTCCCAACCAACGATAACCCCATTCAGCTTCTTTTAAATAACCTTCCATTCGATGAGGATGAAGAACTAGAAGAACAGCTAATGGGAGATTCCCGACACTAAACGAACATGCCTCTCAGACGCTCTGTGAGCCTCTCTGAGGGGCGTTATCGTTACACTGGTGCAATGACTACACTATGAAGAAGAATAAGCTACATTCCTTTAAGAATTTCCTTTGGATGACATGGGACCATCTACAGCTACCTGAACCAACACCTGTGCAATATGACATGGCACGGTATATTCAGCATGGTCCCCGTCGATTAGTCATTGAGGCTTTTCGAGGTGTAGGTAAATCCTACATCACCAGTGCTTTTGCGTGTCACCAACTTCTAATAAATCCAGAGTTAAAGATACTTGTTGTAAGTGCAAGTAAGGTGAGGGCAGATGACTTTTCTACGTTTACTCAGAGGCTTATACACGACATGCCTCTATTGCAACATCTTGTACCGAGAGACGGTCAAAGACAAAGTAAGATTTCTTTTGATGTGGCTCCTGCGTCTCCTAGTCATTCTCCCAGTGTCAAGTCTGTTGGCATTACTGGTCAGTTGGCTGGGTCTAGGGCTGATCTAATTATTGCAGATGACATCGAGATTCCTAATAACTCAGCAACCCAAGTCATGCGGGATAAGCTAAGTGAATCCGTAAAGGAATTCGATGCTATCTTGAAACCCGGTGGGCGCGTGATTTACCTGGGAACCCCTCAAACAGAAATGTCGTTGTACGAAGAACTTCCTAACCGAGGCTATACTACTCGAATATGGACTGCTAGATTCCCTGGAGAGTCCTTAAAGGCGCGACTAGGGGAACGTCTAGCACCCATCCTTGTGGATGGACAGGACGGACTTCCTACAGACCCCAAACGATTCGATGATGATGACCTTATAGAAAGAGAACTTTCTTATGGTCGATCAGGATTCAGCTTGCAGTTCATGCTGGATACCAGCTTATCTGACATCAACAAATATCCGTTGAAATTGTCGGACTTGTTGGTACTGAATACCGACACCGAGAAGGCCCCGGAAAGGGTCGTAAAGAGCAGAACGGAAGCAGAAGATATCAGCAACCTGGGGTTGCGAGGTGACCGACTGTGGATGGGAGATGGTATCGGAGAATACCTAAAGTATACGGGAAGTATTCTTGCTATTGACCCCTCAGGTCGAGGGAAGGATGAAACATCGTATGCAGTAGTCAAAATGCTAAATGGCTTTCTTCATTTGGTAGACTTCGGGGGCATTAAAGAAGGAGGATACAGTGACGAGGTACTCACTAAATTAGCGTACTTAGCCAAAGCCCATAAGGTAAATGAGGTCATCATTGAAGCTAACTTCGGTGATGGTATGTTCACTAAGTTGTTGACTCCATTTACAACTAGCATCTACCCAGTGACCCTGACAGAAGTCAAACACTCCATCCAAAAAGAGAAACGGATAATCGATACACTCGAACCCGTTATGAATCAACACAGATTAGTGGTGGACGCTGATGCCCTCAGGAAGGATTGGGAAAGCGTAAAAGACTATCCACCAGACCAAGCACCTCAGTACACCCTCATGTACCAACTGACCCGTATGACTAAACAGCGAGGGGCACTGAGACACGATGACAGAATCGATGTACTGGCTATCGCTGTGAACTACTGGGTCGAACAGATGGCAAGTGATGCAGTCGAATTAATGAATGACCGTAAGGCCGATATGCTAGGTATTGAACTAGAAAAATTCATGAATGGGATGAACACTAAGCCTATGAATAATAACAGGTTTCATAAGTGGACACTATAGAGAGAACTCCCCCCGGTTTATATAGGTACTACCTCTGTGACTACGACAGTAGATACAGAAGTATGTAGGGTCTGTAATGTTGTTCTAACCTAGCCTAGCTCTTAACCTAAGGGTAACCTTATGATAACTAAGGGGATACCTCTTTATTAACTATGGTAGATGTATTATGAGATATTTAATTGTAGGATTCGCTATGACCCTAGGGGCCTGTGGTATTAGACCACCTGGGACCGAAGAGATGGTCATGCATGAAGCAATCAAGAAAGAAGGAGTCCTAATTCCCCCAGGACATTGCTGTGAAGAACTAGCAAGGACATTTAATGATTAAACTGCTCGACTTCTACGCTCCGTGGTGTAAGCCCTGTGAGCGCATGGAACCTTTGCTCTTAGAAGTATTCGGGAAAAACAGCGAGAAAATCCAAAAGATAAACATCGACACAGACGAAGGTTTGGCTCTTGCGACAAACTACAGGGTTAGGTCAGTCCCAACACTCATTATGGTCACGACGAATGGGGATGCGCTGAGTATGCGAATCGGCCCCCAAACAATAGCGCAACTTAATGCGTGGAAGGACTCCTACGAGGGCGAAGAGTTTCCGGGGGACTGGTTCAGTTCGTATCCTGAAGAAGAATACTTTGCACCCGGAGGATATAAAAGAGAACAAGGCTTCAGGAAGTCTAACAATTAATCAAGTGTTGTCAAACACGACAACGTCTACGCATTGATTTTGGTGGGACCTAATAGCGTTTGTAAAAACGCATAAAAGATTCAGAAGAAAAAATATGAGACCCTTAACGTAGGTGCAATCGTCGGCATTCCCCCGGCGCGGTCCTCTGGGTTCCGCCAAAATCCCGACGATCATCGCGTAACCTTTTGATTTCCTTGTGGATTCGGCGGGTAATGTATCCCTTTTGATCCGCGAGACCCGCGAGAATGGGCCATTCATTCCTTATATATGGCGGGACCGAATCGGGTCAGCGTCTCAGTGTGTGACCAATCTATCGTTTTGGATCATGCATAACCTTATGCCATTTGGTTATCATATCAGGTACGCATTCCGGTATCCCGCCGGGTTTACTCCGGGTAAATTCTTTTCAGATAATGCTTGCATTGGTGGAAGATAGGCGTACAATGGTTACCAGTCGGGAGAGAACCGGCTAAAACTTAAACCAACTAAAGGATACAGACTCATGACTACACCAACCACCGAGCAACAAGCAGCCACCGAGTTCAAAGGCGTTTTGGAAATCAAAAGAACATTGATTGCCGGAGCCAAGTTTGAACTGACCGGGACCGCACTTTCTGAACGCTGGTTCAAGGCCGTCAAGCAGTATCAATTGTTAAATGGCTTTTCCACCATCAAAGAGTCGATAAGCTCCGCAATGTTTCAAGCTGGCTTCGCGACTTCGGAAACAGCATCCAAGAAAAAGAATCTTGGCAAAGCCGCCGCGACTTGCGCCGATGATTACGACATTGAGAACGGCTTTGTTTTTGTTAAGCCTGACGCGCCGCTCGGCAAATCTACCCTCGAACGCTGGAACAGTAACATGGTTTCAATCGAGAAAGGCGCACGCGGCGGTAAGCTGGAAGCCACGCCGATGTCAAAGTTCGATTCTTTCTCTCAGGTTCAGGCGTTTTATAAATCGGTTCCGGCGGGGGCTTCCAAAAAGAAAGCCGACCCGAAACAGCCCGGCTCGAACGAAGCGACGATTGATGACGTTTTAAAATACGTCGAAAAGTTTTCCTCGAAAACAATGAGGGACTTCGTGGAAATGAGGATGCGCGCCTCGAAATTCGAGGGCCTGAAAATGGACGTTCAGCTTGCTGATTTCCTCACCACGCCGACCACTGATGAAACGGTCAGCGAATCCGATGCCGAATCCGATGCTATCGACGCTGAATCCGAAGTGATCCGCGAAGTCGAAACGGTTTTCGAACTGCCGATGGTTCACTGAAATTTACCCGGGGTAAACTGGAACCGCTCGAAACATTGGGCGGTTTCTTTTTGCCTCAATTCTAAATGAGATTCATTCGCAAACGAGAATCATTCTCATTCCTATCAGCCGATGGGGATGCGAGTCATTCTTAGTTGAGATTCATTCTCATTCAAGATTATTCTTATTTGATATTATTCTTATTTGAGAATCATTCTCATTTAGAATCCTATCAGAACCTATCACGGAATCCAACACGGAACGCAACACGGAGAATCACATGGAAATTTACGAGTATATCAAAATTGGGGCCGTCATAACGGCGGCCTATGGAATCCCAGGTATTTTTATCTGGCTAACTATCGGCTGGGTACAGGGGCCGAACCGGTCGTAATTTACCCAGAGTAAACGGAGGAAACATGGAACATTTATGGCTGGTTGTACTGGGAACGGGGGCATTCGCGTTGTTTGCCCTCGGATTCGCTGGGTTGTTTATCTATGCGTACCGCGTAGGGGACCCAACAAGGTAGGGGGTTGACATCTGTCTTGCACTCCTGTATAATGGTTACTAAGTGGAAAAAGGAGGTTTTATGGTTAAGGTCAAATTCACCATGTCGTATTTTGCAGGGTTCTTGAAGGGTTCAAACGTCACGGATACGAAAACTTTCCCTGATGCGGCAGATGCTCGTGCATGGATTGAGTATCACAAGGATTCGGTGTCTGACGGTGGTTGCGGGGATTGGAAGTACACGAAATTTGTGCAATATCAACTTTAAAGTTTACCTCGGGTAAACACGGAGAAAATCATGGAAACATTAGCAGACTACATTGACCGCGACCCCAAGAATCGGGCACTCACGCGGTTCTCTGAGAACTGGGAACGCTGGGGCGAGGTCATTTTCACGCAGCCGGTCACTCAACACGAATTAGACCTTAAAGTCTCGGCAACCAAGCGGTGCCTGGGGGCAATGCGGGAACGCTGGGCTTATATGAAGGGCAACGGCCTGCTTAGTTCCTCTCAGCGCGACATTATGGTTATCTGTGAAAATCTGGCATACGAGACACTGGAAAGTTGCCTCGAAGACTTCGAATTCTGCAAGGAAACAGTCATCGAACTCGGGAAGTTAGAGTCGGACGGGACCATTCTTGATCCGCAACAACTCGTGCTGACATTCCTGTATTGGTATCAACACGCCTACCCTGAATTGAAGGGCGGATTCAACGTGCGCTATGAAAACTGCGTCAAGGATATGGTCGAACGATTGACCACTTTACCCGGAGTAAACGATGCTATCGAAGGCGAGGACGAAGTATGAAAACGATAATCTGGCATCTGTTTCATCTGTTGGCTCTGACTTTCACAAGTCTAGTCATGTTCATCGCGGGAACTGGGGCCGAGGGCCTCGCTGGCTTGATCGAAGCCATCCACTAACGTAATTATTACAGGAGTCGTTATGCGAACTTTAATATATGCCGTAGTCAGGAAAAACCGCACCTACGGAGGCCCGGAGGAGGGCGGCTGGTACTACACGCAGGGCCGGGTCGAGGCGTTGCTCCCTATCAACACGGACGTTCGCGGTGGGTCTTGTCGCTACGAACAAACCGTAGAAATGGAGGGTTACGGGCCGGACGGGTGGGATGACGGCTCGCATGTGGTCGAGCGGTGGACCGATGCCGAATATGGCGAGGTGGCTAAATCGGCGGTCAAGGCGCGTGATATCGCGGCACAACTCGGTTTCGCTATCGGGTACAAGGATGCGCCATACATGGTGGTGCAGTTGCTCGAAGACTGGGAAATGCACGAGGAAATGGGCGAGGACTGGGAAGCGGGGATCAAGGGAACTTGTATCGGCTCAGTTCTCAACTTGGGCTGTCCTTATTATTGCTAATTTACCCGAGGTAAACCATGTATCACAATATTATTGAGCGTGCCTATCCCGGACAAGGAAAAAACCTTGCGGATCAGGTCGGGTGGCTGAACTGTCGCTGGGCACACCAGCAAATCCCGGGACACGACCCCGAACCCGACCCGGTTTTACCTGAGGAAGGGCCAGCCACGGAAATGGTCGAGATTTGGGCCAAATCCAGTGACACGATCAGGGAAGACTACGTTCCGGCGTACAACCGGGATATCCATTGGTACGACCTGATTCCTAGGAGGCGTAGAGACGCTTGGGAAGGCGGCTGGTCGGAACTGCTGGGGGGTGGCTGGGTTGTGCTGGGCAAGGACGGCAACTACAAATTTAACGAAGGGGGCAAGAGGTGACTTGACATAAGGTATCCACTCATGTATAATGGGTTGCAAGTGGATTGACTACCACTTGTTGGTTTTGTACTTACTAAAGGAGTTACAACAATGTTGAATTATCCACCGTTTACTCGGGGTAAACAGACTCTTGAATCGTTCATCCGGGAACACTACAACCCCGGTGTTTTGATGAGCAAGCCGGGAAAGATGCCTTGTCGATGCTGGTCGCTGGAGTCGGGGCCAACGTGCCCAGGTGCCAAGAACAAGGATCGACCCAGTGGCACCGAGGAAGTTTGCGAGGGTTGCTACTCGTGGGGCAGGGGCATGTACGTCATGTCCAATGTCAAGGCACCTCGTATCCACAATATGCTCGACTGGGAGCGGGTTGACTGGGCCGAGGATGTGGTCAAGGAAATGGACGTTGACCGATACATCCGATGGTTCGACAGTGGTGATTGCTACCACATTCGGTTAGCCCGGAAAATCTACTGGATCATGAAAATGACACCGTGGGTGCGCCATTGGTTGCCCACGAAAATGCACAAGTTCGCGAAGTTCCGGGTTGTGTTCGAGGCAATGGCGAAACTGCCTAACGTCACCGTGCGGTACTCGGCATATAACGTAGGGCAGGGCCTCGAAGCGTCCTATCACATCCCGGCGCGTTCTGCGGTGCATGTGGGCGATGTAGTGAGCGTCGAGGGTCACCATAAGTGCTGGGTCGGTGAGAAAATCGGGCAGGACAAGGCAGGAAAGGACATCAAGCGCAAGAAATGCGGTACTTGCAGGGTGTGCTGGGACAGTTCCGTGGATGTCAGCTATGACGCTCACGGTCAGGGCATGAAGAAGGTCATCGTTAAGTTTACCTCGGGTAAACGGGAGTTAGCGGCATGAACACGAAACGAGCGGTATTGAGCGGGTTTTACAACGCCACGGTGTTGCGCGACAGTCTGAACGACCAAGGAATCGGGCATGTCCTGATTAAATTGCAATCCTCGGGCTATGCGGTCTGGGGGGTCTTTGGCAACTCAACCAGTTATGCCAGCTTCGATAACTTCGATGAAGCGACAGAATGGTTCGTCAATAAATGGCTACCGAGGGGGCACAAAGGTGATTAACGAACATGCACGGGATTGCTCCGAATGCGGGAAGTTAATCCCCAAAGGGGCATCCATCTACAAGAACTTTGCGAAAGGATACGTCCTGCTATGGAAATATCCCTTGTGCGGTCCTTGCCACTTATCAACCAAACTAGAACCAAAATGGGGGAGGGAAATGATTATGAAATATGCACCTCACTGGTATGAGTCATGAGGATTCACAGGGAGCTAGACCTCTGGCGGCTCCGCTTGGAACGGCTCAGGGCAGGGTATCGGTACAGGAAAATCTGTCCAATGTCGGCCAAGATGCGCCAGGAATTCCTGGGGGCAATTCGAGATGCCGAAAAGGCAATTGGGAAATTGGTCATCCAGTTAATCGAAGAGGACCGTTTTGTAATGGACGATATGGGAGGAAACAGCGCATGGCGATGAACACTTGTGACAACAACGAACGCCCTCTATCTGAGGAAATTTTAGAGTACCTCAGACAACGGGGATTACTGTAATGGATGACGTAATCGGAAAAATCTACGGGTTCGAGCGTGGCAGTATTGGCTATCGCTATGTTCGGACCTGTTTAAAAAGGCAACGGGTCGTACACCCGTGGAAGTTCCTCACTCAGTACTACCCAACCGGGACCAAGAGTTCGACCAGCAATCACTTGGCCCGGGCATGTGAAATCATGCAAACGTATCACCCTAGCTGGAAATTTATCTACTAAAGGAATCATCAATATGAAAAAAGCATCTCAGGTATCACGCATTCGTTCCCATCTGCTGAAAGGCAACCGCATTGATGGGCCTACGGCTCTCCGTGCATTCTCTTGCACTAGGCTCCCTCATGTCATCTGGACCTTGAAGAACGAGGGCATGAACCTTCGCAAATCGTCGGTGGTTATGCCTGACGGGACTCGGTTTGCGTCATTCTCTTTAGCAGCGTAGTATATCCACTGTCTCGGGGTGCTTAACGCACCCTTGGGGCAGGGTTTGGCTCTGAACCCCGAAATAAAAGGAATAAAAACCAATGACTTTTATCAGTACCAACATGTATGAAATCTTCATTACCAAAGGTAGCCGTAGTTGGTCATACTATGCTAGCGACGATACTAAATTCATTTCACTACTCTGGTTCGACTTGGTAATCAGCCGGGTGTAATCACGCGAGGAAGCGGGTTTTTATTGACATCTAGGCATCCACCAGTGTATAATAGGCACTCAAAGTAAGATGTGCTGTAGTTAATTTAGTAGGAGAATTATGTACACAGATGAATTAAGGGGCAACCAGCTTGTCCCACACTTCCTAATGCACTCATACCTGTACTACATCAGGCTTGAGAGCATCATCACGGACGCAGAGTACGACAAGCTCTGTAAGCGTCTTTCGGATGAATGGGAGGGGGTAACCCACCACCATAAGCATCTGATCGATCGGGAGGCTCTCAGGGCTGGCACGGGGTTCTATCTCAAAGAGATGGACTACCCACTTATAGCCAAGACCACGGCACTAACCCTGTCAGATTTTTATCAACGGGATCAAGGAGATACATAGATGGACACCTTAGACCCACCCCTCCGTTCCCTTATGAGGGAGCAGATTGCTCTCGAAGAGAGGATGCTCCTTCAAGGTATCTCAAGATATCACAAGAATCTCGTAAGTAGTCAACCATCACAATCCCTCTCAGGGATAGCCTTAATGAAGAGAACTGTGAGTATTGTAGAAGATGCAATCACACAGTATCTCGAAGAGGCTTTTGCTGGGAAGTCCGGGCGAGGCATGACAAGTGCCAAGCTAATGAACATGGTCAAGCCAGACGTAGCAGCGTATATAGCCTTGAAGGTCACCCTAGACCACCTTTCAGGTAACAACGGCTTAACGGCAACGGCAATGTCTATTGCGGGAATCCTTGAAGATGAATTCAAGTTCGACCTTTTCAAGGACAAGGAACGCCGCCTGTACGAGGCAGTCAAGTCTCAGGTATCCAAGAGAACATCCAACCGTCACTACATGCGCTACAACCTTATCCATTCCATGCACAAGAATGCACTCATAACCTATGAGCCTTGGACTCGTACTGAAAAGCTACATCTCGGTTGTAAACTGCTTGACATCATCGTTCAGACCACGGGTCTTATTCGTAAATCAAAAGAAGGCACGGGTCGGAGGTCAAAGCTGATTGTTTTGGCGACAGAGGACACTATCGAATGGATCAAAAAGGTCAATGCGCAAGGCGAGATATTGTCACCGGCCTATTCCCCTTGCATCATCCCGCCAAAGCCTTGGAAAGGGGCGTACACTGGTGGATATTGGTCTAAGCACCTGAAGCCTTTACCCCTAGTAAAGACAACCAACCGTTTAATACTAGAGGAAATTGACAACCACGAGATGCCCCTCGAATACAAGGCTATTAACGCCTTGCAGGATACAAAGTGGGACATCAACAAGAAGGTTCTGTCCGTCCTCATGGACATCTGGGAATTGGGAGGTGGTTGGGCTGGCATTCCCCCTAGGGATTCCGTTCCTATCCCGACATGCCCACTGCCTAAGGCCCTATCAAAGCGCGACATGGATGAGGGTCAGCTAGAAACCTTGACAAACTGGAAGCGGCAAGCGTCCTTGATGTATCAAAAGAACGCTAAGATGGGCAGTAAGCGGTTGAATCTTGTTCGAACAATCGCTATGGCAAAAGAATATTTGAACAAAAATATTTACTTCGTTTACCAAAACGATTTTCGTGGAAGAAAGTACGCAGTATCCAGCTTTGTCAACCCTCAGGGAACGGATTATTCGAAAGCCCTGCTCGTTTTTGGCAAGGGCAAACCAATCTCTACACCTGATGCCCTGCACTGGTTGCGTATCCAGGGTTCTAATACTTTTGGGAACGACAAGGTTCCTTTTGATGAGCGAGAACAGTGGGTCATCGAGAACGAGGAAAACATTCTTCAATCCGCAGCGAACCCGCTTGACTTTAAGTGGTGGACCGAGGCTAGTGACCCGTTTCAATTCCTCGCCTTTTGCTTTGAGTATCAAGGGTTTACATGGGAGGGATGGGGATTCATATCCACCCTGCCTATTGCTCTTGATGGTCGGAACAATGGACTGCAACATTTGAGTGCGCTTGGCTTGGATACGGTAGGGGGCAAGGCAACTTGTTTGATTCCCTCCGAGAAACCTGAGGATATTTATCAG